AGTGAGTAGTACCAGCAGTAACCAGTAACATAGTATCCCTGTTTTCCTTGCCATAGACACCATCCCTGTCTTCCCCGCCATGATGGCGGGGTTTTTTTTATCAATAACTTACCAACTAAACCAAGCTAAAACAGTCAGTTAGTTTGCGTTATCAACCAACAGGAACCAGTTATAAGCAACTGGAAAAGGGTCACATTGTGGTCATGGGTGGACACAAGGTGGACACGATTTCCTGATTACCCTCAACGCCATCATTTTTGACTGGCTCTCCGCCACTCTCGCTGCTTTTTCCTATCTCGACAGCTTCCAGCCCTCCCCTTAGTGGATTGAGCGTTACAGCGTGTAGGAGGAAGTCTGGCGCGAAGTGGGCATAAATCATTGTCTGCTCAATTTTCGCATGCCCGAGAATGTCACGCAGGGTGATGATGTTTCCGCCGTTCATCATAAAATGACTCGCGAAAGTGTGCCTGAGAACGTGTGTCGCCTGTCCACGCGGCAACTCTGGTACTGCGGTTCGCAGCTTCTCCCTGAAGCTTTCATAATCGACTTTAAACAACTTCCCGCTTTTACGCGTGCTGATCAGCTTCTCCAGCTCTGACGAAATCGGGATCACCCTGTTTTTACCATTCTTGGTAGCGAAAAAGTGGATGCGTCCCATGCGAACCCGCATTGAATCCAGTTCCGCCGCTTCACTCCATCGTGCGCCTGTACTCAGGCAAACCAGCGCGACTTTTCTTTCGTCACCTTCCAGAGCGTTCAGCAGCGCAGTGATCTGGTCCGGCATCAGGAATATGACTTCCGGATCCGCCTGTTTTAAGGGCGGCAGCTCCTGCACTGGATTTGGCTGGCGGTACTCCCCGAGCTTAATCAACGTAGAGAACATACCGGAAAGGCGATAAACATCACGGTTAATCGTGGCCGGTGATATTCCCGCTGCGAGCCTGGACGTTCGCAACTGGAGCAGGTTTTTCTTGCTCAGGGCATTTGCCGGCATATCACCAATCTGCGAGATGGTTTTACGCAGGTGCATCCGCTCAATTTTGCCGTTCTTCAGCGTGACGCCATGTACGTTCCACCAATTTTCTAACAGCTCGGAGATACGGCGGCGATCTGTGGGTTGCTTAGCCCATTCATCAGGCTCGCTTGCCTTACTCAGTATCCAGAGCTCATACGCTTTCGCGTCAGACTTTCTGCTAAATTTCTTCCGGTATCGCTTTCCTGCTTTACCGTTAGGGCGGATGTCCACCATCCATTGACCATCATCAGTTGGTTTTATGCTCATGGCTGAGCCCTCCTGATAGATGGTGTTACTTCATCATTTGCCGGGCCGGTATGGCTCAGCAGCCAGGCGGAATGTACCGCTAACCATCCCTGCCTGTTAATTGGCGTTAATCTGTTTTTTCTGGCCCACTGTGTGTGAGAGCCGGCGAGATCTGGCCGGCTGCTTCAGTTGTTTTATTGAGCATTAGCCAAAGCGTATATTTCTGGAAGGTCTCGATCTCTAACACGCGTTTAATAACCGATAGGCCGGCTTGCTTTTGCCCGGACTCGTAGTTTTTTACTGTGCTGATGCCAAACCCAGTTAAGTCAGAAAAGGACTGTTGCGTTAAACCTTCTGCACTCCTAATCGCACGAAGTTTTCTTCCATAATCATGCATTTGATAACTTCTCCCATATGTAATTGATTAATTACTTTGCTTAATCGCGGGAGGGTTATCGTCACCTTTAGTCAAATTTTCATGGCCAATGGGTGCTATTTGACCAGCTTCTGTAGCCGTCTGATCTGTCATAAGCCATAAGGTGTATTTCATGAATCGGGGCAGCTGAATAACTCTCTCAATTATGGTTAAGCCGATTTCTTGCCCTCCAGTTTCATAATTCCTTATTGAACTGAGGCTTATGCCTGTCTCCTTTGCCATTGCCGCCTGAGTTAGCCCTTCTGCCTTTCGGATAAGTCTTAATTTTTTTTGGTAGTCGCTTGACATGATACGGAACTCCGTATTAAATCCATCAAAAGATACGGAGCTCCGTATCTATGGTTAAACAAAAAGCAGCCGCAACTAGAAGCCGTAGGAAGCAGTTAGAAGCAGCTGGAGCCTTGAAACAGGAGATTATCACATGAGCACGATGAGTGATGGTTTGGAGGTCAAAAGCCTCGCTGATGCAGTCACGTACCAGAAATTTGGTGAGCTGATTGGTAAGCCGGCCAGCGCAATTAAAGCGATGGCTGAAAACAATAAGCTGCCGCTGATCGAGTGGCGTAACCCGGAAAACCCTACCGGCCGAGCTGGTGAAAAAATGGTGTATCTACCTGAATTTAATCGCGCTATGCGGGACGCATATTACTCCCGACCGGTAGAACAACGCGATGCCTGGTTGCTGTGGCTGGGGCTTTAAATGTCAGCGGCGCATCAGGTGGTTGAAATAAACAAGCACGTCAGCCTGTATCGCGGTTTCACAATCCAGCGTTTGCCGCGCAGCGCAGTCGATAAAAATCATCGCTATCAGGTGACCAAAGACGGCATGTATTACGGGCAGGAGTTCGCCCAGGCCGAAGCAATACGCACCATTGATGGCCTGCATCGTGATCATGAAGTGTGGTGTGAGCGCCTCGGTGTCACGTTGATGAAATGCGAGGTGACAGATTGTTCAGTGCCGAAGAATGGCAATTAGCGTGTTATTTGACGCTGCTGGCGTGGGGACTGATTGAGTCAGTGCAGCTGATCATTCAGGACATTTGCCGGCGACAGCGGGCGAAGCAGTACAAGGCAAGCAAACAGGGAGCCAATAAAAATGCGTCATGAATACCAGGTGTTAAAAAATAATCTGCTGAATGCCTATCACAGCAAAGTGATGGTGCTGAAAGCGGCAACGGCCATTGCTCCGCAGGTGCGTGAAAATTCTATGGCTGATTACGCTTTTCGCCTGAGCATCGGGCTGGAAGGTTTGGTGACAGTGGCAAATGCATCAGGTGACGCTGAGTCTGCTGATGAACTGGAAAAGGTTGTCGCTCTCTGTAACCGTGGTTATTTTCCACTGCCATCAATGCCTTAATAGCCGGGTAGTTACTGGGGGTTATTGAGTCATTGTGTTGTTAAGGAAAAGGATGCAATTTTTTTAAATGCACATCTTGATTATTAACCGGGGAGAAGCTTTTGAACCTCCACTTAAGCAATGAGCCAATAATCAGGTACATTTCCATTAGTTCCTCCTGGTTGGCTTGATCGGAAATGTAAACATCATCATGCATGAGTAATTGAATGATATCGCTGAACTTTTCGTTAATTGCTGTGTAAGTGGGCATGTTTATCCTAGTGTCGAAAGGGGGATGAATTTTCTTATTTTTAGATAGAGCTTACTAAAGCTAGTGCCATTTCTGTTTAGAAGCAACCGAGACCGGACGCAGGACGTTGCAAGCGCCGGGCTTATCAGGGGCATCATTTACGAGTGTTGCGGCTGATAAGAGGAAATTTATGAACCGAGTTATTTTAAATCAGAGAATCAGAGGAAAAAGCCATGCTCATGGCATGGCTAAATCTGATTTAGGTAGAAGGATTAATAAAAAAATTACTGCGATTTTGGTTCAGCGCCAAGTGCACGAAGAATGTTTAGCAAGGCTGACTGCGTTTTTGCTTCAGCATCCTGATATTTCTCAGAGCCTTGGCGATAAGAATTAAGCTGAGCATGTAGGGAATCGATTATTTTCACTTTTTGCGCAGGTTCGAGCACTGTAAAGACAGCGACACTAAAAACGGACAGGGCATAAACATCATGTCTGCATGATTCACCCGCATCGTTAACAGCGGAGATGTAGTCGAATAGTTTTTTAATGTTCTGATCCATTTGTATTCCTTGTGTTGATTCGTTAGTTCGCCGTGCGGTCAGGCATTAAAGCGAGCGAAACGAAGATAACACGCCATGAGCCGGCCATGGTTAAAAAGCCGGTACTTATCCGAGGCATCGCTTACGAGCGGTGCGCCTGATAAGTCTCTGTGAGGTGGTGGTCTATGAAGGTTATCGCGGGAGGAAAAAGGGCGGCAAACCCTTATGCCGCGATAGCTGCACCCTATCTTCAGCAGTTTCACAAGAAGATGATCGAGCAGCGGGGAGGCACGGCCATAGCGTGCGCTTTCAATAAATTTTCCGCAGCTGAGCGTAAGGCCATTTTTGTGCTGGGAAATGCAAAGGCCGATAGCTGGCCGGGGAAAATGGCGAGGCTCGGTCAGGAGCAAATTGAGTATGAATATTGTCAGTTTTCAGCGCAGGAAAAATTGACGCTTATTTCGGGAATGAAGGCGCTTAAAGAATTATCAGACCGAATCCCATATAGCCGCCCCGGTGAAGAAGCCGCAGCGAGAATTGCTGAGGAAGAGGCGGAGAAGCGTAAAGCGCAAAACAGTGATGAAGAATCACAAAAAGAAATGCCAATTTCTTCAGTTAGCGATGTAACGGAAATACCGGACGAATTACAGCGCGCTAACGGCTTCTGAAATAAATAACCACTGATTTTTTTAATCAGGCGAATTACTCGCCGGGCTTCGTGCAACCTAAAAAAGGTGACTACATGCAATCAATACCGCGGGCGAAAGTGACGAGCTGTGAAAACGTCATGATCTCCATGCTTACCAAAGCCATTCAGGAGGGGCAGCAGGATAAAGCCTACTCCGTTTCCATTCGCCTCAACGCACTGGCGATTCACATCCTTAAGAACCAGCTCAACCCCGCTGCAACTTCTGAACTTCTGATGAAAGAAGCCGCGAAGTATGAAGCGCAGGCCATAGGGGGTTTGTGATGCCGGATATCATAGATATTGCCCAGGACCGCGCCGCCGAAATGCTGGCGCATCAGATTACTGCAGCACGGCCAAAAGCGGCGGCAGCCAGCAGTTCATTTTGTGAAGAATGTAATGAGCCAATACCTGAAGCTCGTCGCCGCGCACTGGTTGGCGTATCAACCTGTGCAACATGCCAGGAGCTAATAGAGCGGCGCGCGAAAGTCACAGGAATGCGGGGCGGCTGCCATGAATAAAACAATCCTGAAATGGGCTGGCAGCAAAGCAAAAGTCATGGCTCAGCTAAACCAGTATTTCCCCGCCGGGGCGCGACTGGTAGAGCCGTTCGCGGGCTCCTGTGCCGTGATGATGAATACCGATTATCCGGCCTATCTTATCGCTGATATAAATCCTGATCTCATCAACCTCTATCAGCAGGTGAAAGAGTTTGAAAAACCATTCACTGCATTGGTTGCCGGGATCTTCGCTCAGAACGGAAGCGAAGAGGATTATCGCCGCATTCGCAATGAATTTAATCATGAAGCCAGCCTGCCGCTGCTTTATCGCGCCGCCTATTTTCTCTACTTAAACCGCCACGGTTATCGGGGGCTATGCCGCTACAACCGCAAGGGTGATTTCAATACGCCATACGAAAAGCAGGCTAAGCCGCATCTGCCGGTTGATGAAATCCGTGCATTTGCAGCAAAAGCCCAGCGCGCGACGTTTATCTGTGCGGACTTTACTGAAACGCTGGCTCAGGTTCAGGCAGGTGACGTGGTGTATTGCGATCCTCCGTATGCCGGCGCATTTACCCAATATCACACCGATGCTTTCAACGATGGCAAGCAGCGGCAGCTGGCGCAGTTGCTAAGCTCGTCAATATCGGCAGGCGTATCGGTGGTTGCCTCAAACAGCGATACCCCGTTGGTTCAGGAGCTCTACGCGGGGTTTGATCGCCACGTTATCAGCGTTGCGCGCAGCATCGGCGTTGCAGCTGGTAAAGGTAAAAAAGCCAGCGAGATTGTTGCCGTAAGCCGTGTGGTTGCTGTTAGTGAGGTGGCAGCATGAACCTTGTTGACGCAGTAATCACGCGCATAATCGATATCCGGCCGTATCGTCATTTCTGGTTGGTTGAGGTTGAAGCTAATGCGTATGGCAGTCTGACCAAAACTGAACTTTTCAAAGATACCGAAGAGCAGGCGCGTACCGTCAAGCCGGGTGATGTCATCGCGATATGACAGAGACATCACGCGGCAGAATCGCCCCATCACCTCCGCCACCATTCCCCGGCAAAGCGCCTGAGCCTGCCGGGGCTTATGCATGGAATGCCGCCCGAGATTCCGCTGATTACGTGGTGGACCGCGTATCCGGTGTAATCCGCTATCGCCACGATGGCGAGTCACGATCAGTTGAGTTTTTTGATCTCTTCGGGCAGCGCCGAGCTCGTGATCAGGAAGAGCGGCTGCTGCGTCGTCGCCTGCAATCTCTGCCGCAATACATACGTCGGTTCTATGCACAAAAGCTGACTGAAATTGAAGAGCAACAGGGTAAGAAAAAAGCGGCTCACTGGCTGAAGGCATCATTTGGCCGCTTTGTTCTTCCTCGCGTTGATAGCGTGAATAATCAATATCTGCCAGACAGCAGCATGCCGGCCGTACTGATGGAGTTTCGGGACGATTTTCACCGCATCCCGTGGGCGGGTAAGCGTGAGCTGAAGAAACTTTCATACCGGCTGGCAGATAAGCTGACCAATGAACTTATGCAGGAAGCCAACCTTCAGATGGAAAAGCACGGTGATACCGGATTTTCCATTCTGTCCGGTTACGGCCGTGCCGCCTGGCTGATTACCCACCTCAACATGACCGCACCGGGATGGCAAAAATATTGCGCTGAAGAGCTGACAGCAGAAGAGGCGTTGTGCGCGGCCGCGCGTATTGAATCACCTTCATGGTGGCTGCGACGCCTTCGCAAAATGCACGATCAGTGGCGTGAGCATCTGATGATAGCGGCAGGTTATGTGCATAAAAAAGCCGCTCCGTATTGCAGTGATCCAGCCCTGAATGAGTGGGTTGCTCAGAAGAGGGCTAACCGCGAATTCCTCAACGCCATGGAGCTTGAAGACCAGGACACCGGAGAGCGTTCATCGCTGGCCGAGAAAGTGGACGGCAGTATTGCTAATCCTGCAATCCGCCGCGCTGAACTCATGGTCAGAATGCGCGGCTTTGAGGATTTGGCAAAGGCGCAGGGGTTGATCGGTGACTTTTACACGCTGACTGCACCGTCCAAATATCACGCTATGCAGGTAAGCGGTAAGAGAAATAACAAATATCAGGCGGCAAACCCGCGCGAGACGCAGCGCTATCTTTGCAACGTCTGGTCTAAGGTGCGCTCAGCCTGGGCGCGTAAAGGTATACGTGCCTTTGGTTTCCGTGTAACGGAGCCCCATCACGATGCTACGCCTCACTGGCACTTGTTGCTGTTCTTCCAGCCAGACCGCATAGAGCAGGCCCGCGCCATTTTCCGGGAGTATGCGCTTGAGATTGATGGTGACGAGAAAGGCGCTGAAGAGGCGCGCTTTAAAGTGGTGCCCATTGATGAGCAATTCGGCTCAGCAACGGGATATATCGCTAAATACATCTCCAAAAACATCGATGGCTATGCACTAGATGGTGAGAAGGATGACGAAACTGGCGAAGAGTTAAAGGATGTTGCGAAGCGCGTAAGCGCCTGGTCTTCACGCTGGCGCATCCGTCAGTTCCAGCCGATAGGTGGCGCGCCGGTTACTGTTTACAGAGAGCTGCGCCGGTTGCGTGATCGAGAGCTGGTGCTGCACCCCGAAATATCTCCTGTTCATCAGGCTGCTGATGCCGGCGACTGGGCCGGGTATGTCGCGGCTCAGGGGGGGCCTCTGGTGCAGCGCAAAGACCTCCGCGTGCGACTGAATTATGAGATCACCGAAAACGGTAATGACTATGGTGATGATGTCAGCCGTATTTCCGGGGTTTATTCGCCTTTCTCGCCTCGCGACATCATTTATACCCGCACCGTTGAATACAAAATCGTGCCCAAGCTGAAAGCCAGCACGGATGAGGCCTTTGACGTTTCAGGCGGCATCGCCGCCCCTCGGAGTTCTGTCAATAACTGTACGCGGGAGCCGCTACAGGATGAAAAATCAACAGTATCGAGGACGGTTATTAATGACCGTTCTGGCCATTCCGTAACTGTTCAGGCACCGGAAAGTGATGTCGTTGCGCTTAACTTCGAAAAACTGAGCCGCAAAGAGCGGCGCGAGCTGAACCGGAAGCTGATTTCAGAGGTCCGGCATCAGAAAGAAGCGATAAAAGAGCGGCGAAGCGAGCAGGTCTCTCCCGTTCAGGCGGAGCCGTTGATGCGAAAAGTGGTTGAGGATGCCCGCTGGCTGGGGCTGGAAATCAGTTTCAGCCAGGCAAAGTTGATGATTGCCGGTCAGCGTATGTGCATTGACGGTAGATGGTGGACGGTATTTGCCGGTGAGTTGAAGAGCACCATGCCGCCGGCAGAGTTGCGCGCTAAATCGTTGGTTGATAGCATGAAGAAAGCTCTGCATGCGGATTGAACCATAAAAAGTGCAGCTGCAGCAGGGTTAAAAATGACCGTGCCAGCTGCTGGAAAAGAATCGGTCAGTATCGGCCATGTGGTACCGGTGAGGGAAAAATGGGCTATCTCGGAAGCAAAGCCGCCAGCGGCGTTTTTCAGAAAATTATCGCTATGATGCCAGTGCATGACACTTACATCGAGACGCATCTTGGTGGCGGGGCGATCATGCTACGTAAACCAATGGCGGCTGTGAATATCGGCGTTGATATCGACTCGCGAACAATCAGCGATTTTGCGGAGAATAATAACGCATTCATTAGCGCCGGAGGGGTGCAGCTTTACCAGGCTGACTGTGTGCAGTTTCTGCAAAGTTATGACTTTAAGAGCGCCGGACGCGTTCTGATTTATAGTGATCCGCCGTATATGTCTGAAACGCGCAGCAGTAAAAACCGTTATCGCTACGAATATTCTATTGCGGATCATATGGCGCTGATTGAGTGCCTGCGAAGTTTGCCGGCAAACGCCAACGTCATGATTTCCGGTTATCCCTCAAAGATGTATGACCGTGAGTTGGCTGACTGGCATAGCTGTGAATTTCAGGCCATGACACGCGGCGGGGTGAGAACGGAAAAGCTATGGGTTAATTTTGACCCTGCTGCGGTTGCGCGCTTTTCAGCTGCTTATGCTGGAGAGGATTATGAAGACCGCCGGCGCATTAAGAGAAAGGTGGAGCGCTGGCGCAGAAAGTATCTTCAGCTGTCGCAACAGGAAAGAATGGCGATTATGGCTGAGCTGACCGGAATTGATTTTGATGAGGCCAGTTCACGTAAAACCGCGTAGTTGCAGGCTTTATCGGGGTGTAGTGAAAAGCCGCTCCCCGCAGGCCCGATTAGCGAGCTTCGCGAGTCTGTCGGGCGAGGAAGCGGAAAGATGTGGGTGCTGAATACGGGTGCTGCTGGCTCTGACTTTTAAGGATAATTCCTAAATAGGTTGGAGTTAGGGCAGCCAGCGTTGAATGCTGAGCGGTTCCCCGTTATACCGTAGCTGAGTCCAACCCGACCCGGCGTCAAAATTATGAAAATCTACGATACGAATTATGGCCCTGATACATTCGGGCGTATACGTATGGGATTGATTACTGAAATGTTTCTAACTTTCGACGGGTTCATTAGACCAGAGATAGGTGATCATTTGCGTATCAGCTGTTTGTTTAAAGATGTCGTACGTGATGTGTATACCGTCAAAATTAATCAAGTTAGTGACTGTGTTGATGAACCTGAAACTGTGTTAATCCAAATTCAGCACATTAATGGATCTGGCTGTATAGGTCACGCCCCTGCCTCTGGTACATCAGAGCTTTGTAATTCCCAACTTCCTAGCACACTTCACTGAGGCTAACTTGTTGACTCATAATGATTTGTGTTCTTTATGAGGGTGTTTATAAAAAAGAGGGGAAAAAATTATTTTTGACCCCTCTTATTTTCGATACTTTAAGCGATGGAATGAGTCATTTTAAGATAAAAGTAAAGATAATTTTATTTAACATGGAGGTTAATTGGGGAGTTTAGTGTGGATTTTGTTTAATAATTTCCAGAAAAATAGCTGTCGCCTTTAACTGTAATTGACTTTTTGAAGTGCCAGAGTAATAAGTAACTCTTCTTAATCAGCCGATGCTTCTAAATGATTGGCATACAGAAGGCGTAATACTTAGTAAAATTTCTCTGGAGGTTGTTAATGAGTGACGAGTCTTATATCCCCATCTTAAAAATAAAGCGTGCGGAACTAACGGCAATTTCTCAACTTGATGCTCCAATTAAAAGTAAAATCTTGCCGCTATTTGAAATTGAGCCGGTGGCCCTCGATCCTGATACTGATGAACCAGATAAAACATACAACGAGTTATTGGATGGTTTCGACAAGAAAATCTCATCTAGTTGTTCTGGGATATCATATATCTATCTGGATGGACTATGGATTGATGAAAGATTCATAGATTCGGGGGATATCTATCCGATTGAAAATGCTATCAATCAGCTGAGGGCTGCTGGCATAAGGGTAGTGCCTGTGAGCTCACCGAGACGTAGTCAGAACTATTTATCTGCTATCGATAGACTCATTCAAGATGAGGTTTGTCTCAGATTAAATACTATAGATTTAGCTAACCCCCAGCTGATATCTTCGTACGTGACACGCTTAGGGCTACCTTTAAGCTCAGTTGATGTGGTAATTGACTTGGGAGATAATTATTCAGAGGAGGGATTCACGTCAGGTAATGATTTTGTTTTAGCAAAGGGATTAATCAATAATTTAAATTACTTAAATCAGTTCAGGAAGGTAGCTCTTGCCGGGGGGTCATTTCCAGTTGATCTAAGTAATATTCCATTAGGTGTTTTTTCACAACAACGTTACGAATGGATTTTATGGCAGCAGTTATATTCTAGTGGCGAGTTATCAAGGCCAGTTATTTATAGTGATTACGGCGTCCAGCATCCATATTACACTCGTCTCGCAACCCGTTTTCCAAGCGTAACTGCAAGTATTCGTTATACGGGGCATAATGATTTTTGGGTGTTCCGTGGCAAAGTGGCTAACCAATATGGCTATGAACAATATGGTGCTCACTGTCAGGCAATAGTTGCGCACGCAGAATACTCACAGCCTCATTTTTCATCAGGTGATGGTGATATTGATGCATATGCTGCGACTTATGCGCAATATTTATCAAGCCCGACTGGTAGTTACAAATTTGGTAGCCCAGAGGTTTGGCGTCGTATCGGTCAAAATCATCATATTACAAAGGTAGTTGACCAGCTCGCCACGATGTACGGCCTTTGAGGCTCTGGCGTACTAAACTTCTCAATTCATCGGTGCTCATTGCCTCGGCCAAGACATGCCATAAATATCTGCGTGGTTTGCTTTTAAAGCCACGCAGCATGCCTAATTTTTCTAAAGCATCTAACATTTCCTCTTTCCATAAAAGCATGCAAAGTGAAACTTTATCAATTTGATTGTTTATTTTATTTTGACGAACAGTCTCTAAATGAACAGCTTTTCTAGCACCTTCGGTGGCGATTTTTATTCCCCACCAATCAGGTAGCATTATGGTTGCCTCGCTGGCGTGGCATTCTGAGACAACAAGTGTGGCTTTATCCATAATTGAAGAATAAAAGCTCACTTGCTGTGGTAAACGTAATAAATTGTCGCTTTTACTCTTCAACTCATAACCATGCATCAAGCCATTGATTACTGTGATATCTGCCCGACTGGAACCCATGTTCATAACGAATTCGTCAATAACTAATGTATCAGGATCCTTATGATGTTCCTTAAGGATTTTTCTGTGGACAGCTTTTCTTACGTCAATATCTCTCATGTCATTAAACAACTATCAATTTTGCATGGTTTACGATTGATTGTGTCTGCGGCGCAGCACTCTAGTGATTTATACATCTTATAGCACGTTTTTTTTACTTAAAAAGGAAGATTAATCAAATTCTGAGGCTCCCAAATCCCTGCATAAAACCGCCCCTTTTTGCACAACTTTCAAGCTGCCATTAATCTTCTCTTAGGCCAGACCTGCCAAGGCTTAAGAAGCTACGCAAAAATGCAAAGAAAGACACTATTTTTGTGCGCGGGCGAGGCGGGGGAGCAGTCGCGCTCTTAAGGGGGTAGGCATACCCCTTTTATATCGCGAAAATCACCGTCAAAAATGAAGCGCTGTAACGCGTTCAGCGCTGTGGCTTGTGTTGGCGGGTAAATGCAGAGAGCCCCGCAGCGTGGCGCTGAGGGGCTCTGGTGAGATGAGGTGTGATCGGGGTTGGCGGGGGCTGGCGTCAGTCGCCGGCTTTTTCTTCAGCCAGGGCGTAAGGGTTGAACTGAAACACCTCAATGCCCAGCCAGTCGTTAACCGCCTTCAGCGATTCCATGATCGGGTAGAGTTCGTTGATTGCAAACACCCTGGCCGCTTTTACGATATCGCCGAGACCGCTGGTATTGTTGGGCATGACGCCCATCAGCTGAGGCGGTACGCGGTGGATGGCCAGCATGTCATCTCGCGTAGCGTCTTTGATCCCTGTGAATTCATCCTTCGCAGCTATCTGGCTGAACGGCAGGATTTGTAAGCCGTCCTTTTTACCGCCGGCGGCGTAGACAAACAGGTTTTTAAACGCGCCGCCGCCGCGCGCGTCTTTAAGTGAGCGCTTCAGCTTTTCAACGTCTGCCGTGTTTGCCACGGGATCGGTGAGATACACAATCACGCCGGCGTGACTGCCGTTGATGTAGTAATTGCGTCGGAATAGCGTGGCCTCGCCGTTTAGCATGATGGACTGAAGCGCGGACATATACTCCGGTGCGCCGTAAATCTCCTGGTGAATGCTGGCGTTTCGCAAGTGGAATACCTTCCCTGGTTCAAAAGCGTAATCCTCCTGGTAGTGGGTCACAAACCAGTACTGGTCGAGATCCACACCGCGCCGGGTGTATTTCGCCAGCGAATGCTTAAGCTTCAGCGGCTGGCCCAGTCGATTATCACGCCGCTCAAGATAGGCATCGCCGAACACCAGATAATCCATTACAAAAGCGCTCGCGTCCTGACGTGAAAGCAGCGGGTGCGGCTTAAAGCACGACATAATTACATTGCGTTTAAAGACCAGCGGCGACTCATGGTGAACCGCGCCGGCCAGCAGGCGGGCAAGTCCGTAAGGGCTAATCGGCGGTTCATACCAGCGCCCATTGCTGGCGCACTCCATACAATCCTGAAGGTCGCGCTTATCCATGATCGATGTGGGTTCGCCAAAGCTGAACGATTCCAGCGCCTCGATCGGTTCGGCCATCTCAGCGGCAGGTTGGCTGTTTGCTGGCGTGGTGGTTGTGCTTAACGTCTTTTTATTCCTGCGGCTCATGGTCAAAATTCCTCAACAAAGCTGTCTTTGCCGCTGCCGGCGTCATTGCCCAGCGGTTCATTCTGAAGTGCGTGCATCGTTGCCCAGGCTAAATCGCCATGACTGCTGCCGCGCGTACGGTCTGATGCGTAAGAGGTCTGGCCGCTCTGCGTGACGAATTTGCGGATGGTCATGAAGCTGCTGACGATATCCATCATGCCGGCGTCATATTCAAAGCGGCCGGCGCGGATAACCATCTGCGCTTTGAGTACCAGCTGGCGTTTAACAGCCGGGGTATACAGGTGCATCTGCGCAGCGGGGAAGAACTTCAGCACAAGCTGATGTACCGCCGCGCCAATGCCGGTGCCGTCTATATCGATGTGCTGCACGTTGTACATGCGCGTGAGGCGCTCAATGAATTTCGCCTGCTCTTCAAACTCCATCCCGCGCAGCTGGTGACGTTCAATTACGCGGAATTTGCCGCCGGGAACCAGTGGCGGGGATAGCACGACAAGCCCGGCGCTGTCACCTTTGTCACTGCTGCCGTTGGGATCGTAGCCAATCCAGACCGGGCGGCTGGCGAGTGGTCGCGGGGCGTAGGGGTTCCAGTCAGGCCATATACCGCTGTAACCATCCACGCCGCAGCCAATCAGGGCGTTGTAGTTAAACGCACGTTCGCCGGCGACAACGAATTTACACATGTAAAGGTTGTCGAAATCTTCATCGCTGTTTTCGCTGCGGATCTCTTCCAGGTCGATGAGCGGGAAGCCCTGATCGATAACGTCCTGCACGGTAACAATCTGCCGCCAGATGTTGTCACCGCACAGCACGCCGTTCTTCAGCGCCTTGTGTGACAGGTCAATCTGCGCCTGCTTGCTCTTTGGCTTGCCCTTGTTGTACAGGTCGCCATTCCAGAATTTATAGGCTTCGTGCTCTTCTCCGGACGGGGTAGAAAAGTAAGTGCGGCGCAGGCCAACCTGCGTTGCCATACCGGCGGCGACTTTACGCAGATTGAGGAAGTTGGCGACCCAGAACGCCTCATCAAAGTACAGGTCACCGGTATAAGACTGCGCGGTTGCGGCTGAGGTGCCGAGAAAATAAAGCGTTGCGCCGTTCGACAGAATGATCGCATCGCCGCCCTTCAGTTCTACGCCGATACTGCGCGCCAGGAAAATAATGAATTTCTTGAACTGAAACGCCTGCGCACGCGATGCAGACAGGAATATCTGGTTAGTGCCTGTTTCCAGCGCACGCAACAACGCTTCCCGGGCAAAGTACCAGCTTGCGCCTATCTGGCGGCTTTTCAGAATAAAGCGGTTACGCAGATTGCGCTGTTTGTACCAGCGTTTCTGATGCTCAAACAGCGATTCCAGTACCAGAGTGCGCAGCTCAGTGATCTGCTCAGCCGTGAAATGGTTCTTGGGCGTCTTTTTCTTCTGTTCCTTGTCCTGCTCCTTCCTTTCATCCCGCGCAAGGCGCGCCAGCTGCCGGCCAAGCAGGTCAATCGTCTTGAAGTCGTGCGCGCTTAAATCCTCTTTTTCAATAAGACGCAGATAGCGTACGTCGGTGCGCTCCAGCGCGCGCTGAATTGGCGTGGATTTATCCCATTCATCGCGGCGGCGCCATGAATAGAGCGTGTTCGCCTTCACCCCAAGCCGCTGCGCGATTTGGGGGATGCTGTATGCCTGCCAGTAAAGGGCTTTGGCTTCTGTGCGGGGATCGGATGCTGTTTTCATGGGTACAGGCTATCGCGCCCGCGCGAGGTCGAATATCGCTGGTGATTGTCGCTGACGCCTCACAAATGCCTTATGTGGCGCGGCTTTACCGGGTTGCGGAAGATAGGGGCACAGGGTGAAAGAGCCTTAGTCAACCGGAGCAAACAGAATGCCGAAGTCAAAAAAATTCCGCGTAGCCGTGGAGGGTGCAACCTGTGATGGCCGCGTGCTGGAACGTCAGCACATTCAGGAAATCGCGGACACCTATAACCCGCAGGTTTACGGCGCGCGCATCAATCTTGAACACCTGAAGAGCCTCAGCCCTGACAGCACATTCCGCATGTATGGAGACGTTGAGGCCGTTACCGCTGAAGAAATCAAAGAGGGGCCGCTTGCCGGCAAGCTGGGCCTGTATTCCGTTATTGATGCCACTGACGATCTGGTGACGCTGAATAAGTCCCGTCAGAAGGTTTACAGCAGCATTGAGTTCAATCCGAAGTTTGCTGATACCGGCAAAGCCTACCTGATGGGGCTGGCCTTCACGGACAGCCCGGCCAGCCTCGGTACTGAAATGCTTCAGTTCTCTGCGCAAGCGGCCGTTAACCCGCTCGCGTCCCGCAAGACCAGCGCTGATTGCTTTTTCACGGAAGCGATCGAAACCGCGATTGAGTATGAAGCGGATGTGCCACAGCAGGAAAACGGCAAAAAATTCTTCAGCAAAATTAAAGACCTCATCACCGGCGGTGAGCGGCGCTTCTCAGCCGAAACAGGCGAAATCCGCCAGGCCGTTGAGCTGGTCGCCGAATCTCAGGGGCAGCTACTTGACCGCGTTGAAGAGCTGAGCCAGCAGCAGAGCGGCATGGCGAAGGCAGCGGACCTTGAAAAGCTCACCAGTGAACTGGCCGATCTGAAAACGCAGCTGGCGTCACAGGATGGCAGTTTCAGCCAGCGTCCCCCGTCTTCAGGCGGTAACGGCGTGGATGCATCACAGCTTGCTGACTGCTAATCCGGCAGCCAGGTAAACCGAAAAAAACCGATTAAGGAATAGTGAGATGAAATTAGAAACCCGCAAGCTGTGGGATGGTTACAGCCAGCGTCAGGCTGAGCTTAACGGCGTGTTGCCTCATCATGTTGACAAACATTTTGCGATTGCGCCAAGCGTATCGCAGACGCTTGAAGATAAGGTGCAGCAGTCCAGTGACTTCCTGAAACAAATTGGTATTTACCCTGTTTCCGAGCAGGAAGGCGAAAAGCTGGGATTAGGCGTGGGTGGCCCGGTTGCCAGCACTAATGCCGGCAGCACCACACGCCGTGACCCGCGCTCAGTTCACGCGCTGGACAGCGATAAATATCGCTGCGAGCAGACCAACTTTGACACCTTCATTTCTTATGCGCAGCTGGATATGTGGGCCAAGTTCCCTGACTTTCAGAAGCGCATTACCAATCAGCTGGTCAACCGCCGTGCGCTGGATCGCATCATGGTCGGCTTCAACGGTACGAGCCACGCGGATAAATCAGACCTGACGGCTAATCCGCTGTTGCAGGATGTGAACATCGGCTGGCTTCAGAAATACCGGGCCAATGCGCCGCAGCGCGTAATGTCTGGCGTCACCCTGACCAGCCGTGATGAGTCAAACAAAGTCATTGCTAAGGGCGACTACAGCAACCTTGATGCGCTGGTTTATGACGCCACAGGCTCACTGCTCGATGAGTGGTACAAAACCGCACCCGATCTGGTGGTCATTACTGGCCGCAATATCGTTACGGCTCGTGAGTATCCCCTGATTAACGGCATCAGCGACAACAATCCGAACAGCGAAGCGCTGGCCGGTCAGTTGATTGTGTCGCGCAAGTCGATTAACAACCTGCCAACGCTCATTGCGCCGTTCTTCCCTGAACACGCCATGCTCGTGACCTCGCTGCGTAACCTGTCGATTTACTGGCAGGAGGGTAAGCAGCGCCGGATGTTGAAGGAAGAGCCTGAGTACAACCGTATTTCGACTTACGAGTCATCTAACGATGCCTACGTGATCGAAGATTACGGCTACGGCTGCCTGATCGAAAACATCACCTGGGCAGAAGCTGCCGCAGGTGGCGAGTAATTCACGCTGAGCCGCCGGGTTAACCCCGGCGGACTGGGGGAACCATGCTGACACCTGCACGCCGCCATTTTGAATCGGTAATGGCGCAGAACCGCGGCACTGCCGCAAATACGCTGGCAGACCTGACGGCCTATGAGCAGATGCTTCACCGCCTGCGCATCGATAAAAACCGTTTTAAGGGCATTCAGAACAACAAACTTAAGGCGGACTCCAAAGCCGAAGCCCTGCCGAACTATCAGGGCTGGGTAGATGGTGTGCTGGCATCTGACAGCGGTCAGGCTGATGAGGTGCTGACCACGGTCATGCTGTGGAATATCGATGCCGGCAACGTGGCGGAGGCGCTGCGCATTGGTGAGTACGTAATCCGTCATCACCTCTCGATGGGCGACAACTTCCAGCGTTCAGCGGCAGTGGTGCTGATAGATGAGGTTTGTGATCCGGTGCTGGCCCACTTTAAAGCCAGCCTGTCTGATGTGCCCGTCAGTGTCGATTTGCTGAAGGCGCTGGATGGCCTTACGGCGAATGAAGATGTGCCGGAACCGGTGCGCGCGAAGCTGTGGAAGTGCATCGGCTACACCCTTCGCACCAACCCCGAAACGTTGTTTGAGGCGCTGGAATATCTGCGCAAAGCCATTGCGGAATTCAGCGACATTGGCGTTAAGCGCGACATCGACATTCTTGAGCGCTTAGTGAAAAAAGCCACAGCGAATAAGCCTCAATCCACTGAAGAGTCCGGCGGTGGTGGTGAAAGCGGCGCTGAAATCCCGCGCTCAGCGGTAACTGCTATGACGGTGATTGGGAGTGAAGATCTGCCGCTGGCTGATGGTCCGGTAGTGCTCAGCTCAGAATCGGGTAACACAGCGGCAGAACTGACCATGACCGATACGGGTGTCAGTGACATCCCTGTGCCGTCAGTGGCCGATTCTGGCGGGGCAGAAGGAACCGTGTCAGCTGTGGATGATGCAGCGAAGCCGCTGCCGGCAAATAAGGTCAGACGTGGCCGTCCTGCAGGAGCTAAAACCGCCACTGGCAAAGCAAAAACCGGCGCGGCTGCGGCTAAGAAAACGGCCGGCGCGGCAAAATCCAGAACCGGCGCGGCTAAAACCTCAAAGCCGTAGTAACGAATGTGCCCCCGCGCACCGGGCGGCACGACTGAGATGATCAGCAATGCTGCATCATTGCAGCCGTCCACCGCCCGAACCATGAGAGAAAAGCAATGAGCTTTGTAGCCCGTAAAGACATCAATCCGCCTGAGAGTGACGCGCCGGATATCAATGACGGTGCGGTGACGGTGAAGGCCGGCGCATTCTGGCCTGAAATCAGCCTGGCGAATCTGCGCCAGTCGATGCGTCTCAACGGACTGGTGACAACGGAGAGGCTTCAGCACAACGCCCGCGAAGCGGTTCGCAGCGTCACGCGTCAGCTGGCTGACTGGAAAGCAGGGCAGGAAGCGGGCGGCTTCACCGCGCTTGAGAGCGTGCCGGCGGACGACATCGACGGCCAGTCAGCGCTGGTTTACTGCTATCAGCGCGCCGTGTATTGCACGACCAAAGCGCTGCTGACTGAAGGTTATCGCGATGTGGATACAACAGGGCAGGGAGAGAAGCACGCGGCGGCGTTGACCTCTCAGATTGACACGCTCTGGCGCGATGCGAATTGGGCAATTCGCGACATTCAGGGCAGCGGGCGCGGGCTGGCGGAGCTGGTCTGATGAAAGTAAAGGCGCTACAGGGCGATACGCTGGATTTGATTTGTCAGCGCTATTACGGCCGCACGCGGGATGTTACTGAAGCGGTGCTGAAAGCCAATCCGGGGCTGTGCGAAACCGGGCTTTTTCTCTCTGCCGGGCAGTTAATTTTTCTGCCGGATATCGATCCGGCACCACAGGCGGAGACCGTGCAGCTATGGGACTGACCATGGACAGGCTTGTGTCGTTTCTCTCCTATCTTCCTTCGGCGTTTCTCACGTCGCTGGGGCTGCTGTCTCTGACGCAGTGGGCAACGCTGATTGGTGTGGTGCTGGGCATCCTTACTTATCTGCTGAACCGCCGTCATAAGCAGCGTATTGAAGCAGAGGAGCAGAAGCGAACAGCCATTTTTAAAGAGATGGCGGAGCGTGCCACACAGCACGATTTGCCGGAAGTGGCCTGTGCGATGCAGGAAATAGCGATGCAGGAAACGAGGCGCAAAACCGTATGAGCGTGAAACGTAAAGCTGTGACCTGCGCCGTAACGGTGATCATCGGACTGGTCGGCGTGAATTACGCCGGCGAAATCCGCACCAGTCAAACCGGGCTGGCGCTGATTGGTAACGCCGAGTCCTGCCGCCGCGATCCGTATGTCTGCCCGGCAGACAAGCTGACGGCGGGTATTGGTTCGACTACGGCGATAAATCCGCGCCATCTCTACAGCGATGATGAGATTGCTCAGATGTGGGTGGAGGACATTAAAACGGCGGAACGCTGCATAAACCGCAATTTTAACGGCCGTCAGATGAATCAGAACCAGTTTGATGCCATGACCTCTGCGGCGTTCAACATGGGCTGCCTCAATCTTATCTGGTACACGGACAGGGTAAGCGGTCAGCGGCTTAAAACCACATTGTGGCGCAAAGCGCAGGCCCGTCAGTGGGATGCGATGTGCGGGCGGTTGCGGGACTTTGTCAACGCCGGCGGCGTGAAACTCGCGGGGCTGGTGAAACGCAGGGATGCAGAGGCGAAGCTTTGTCTTACACCGGAGGGTTTATGAGTCAGTTCAGGATAAACCTGGCCGTGATTCTGTTGATCCTGACCGTGCTGGCCAGCGCGGCGGCGGGCTGGGGTTTTCTGGAAAACCAGAAGGTTAAAGCAGACCTCAGCCAGGCGAAAAAAGATATCGACAGCGCTGCCACCGTGATCAGTAACGTGCAGCACACCCTGACCATTTTTAACCAGATTTCAGCGGAGCGGGCTCATGAAAAAGAATCTGATCGTCAGCAGGGAGAGCGTGACCGTGCGGCGCTGCGCGCATCTGTGGCGGGTGACCGTTGCGCTGCTGAGCCTGTGCCTGATGATGCTCAGCGCCGGCTGTTCGAAAAAGCAGATCGTTTACGTGCCCGCGCAGTGTCCGCGCCTGCCGGCGGAGCTCTTGCAGGCGACGGCAGTGCCTGAACCTCGCATGACCGGCCCGCGTCTGTCGTGGGGTGAGTCGCTGGAATGGAACGATGCGCTGCTGGACGCTCTCGACAGCGCGAATAAGGACAAAGCCGCACTGCTGAAGGCAGACGGCATCAGGGCGGGGGCGTCATATGTTAAAGGCTGATCTGCTCAGGACAATGATCGTGGCGTTTCAGCCGTGGTTTAAAGACAACCCTGACCGGCTGGAAGTTTATGCGACCAGTGGTAAAGTCAGCGCCGGCGGCGCGGCTTCAGCGTCATACCGTTATGACTTTGAGCTAAACGTGCTGGCGATGGATTACCCCTATGATCTCGACAGTCTGACCGTACCAATCCTGGCATGGGCGCGCCGGCATCAGCCTGAGTTACTACTGAATCCGGAACGGCGTCGCGAAGGCATCAGGTTTGAGGCTGAAATCCTGAACAACGATACAGCCGATGTGCTTTACACCATCAAAGCGAGCGAAATGGTGATTGTCACCTTCGGGGCAGATGGCCGGGCGCAGGTGAAACACCGTGATGAGCCTGTTAACGGAGACATGTTCCCGCAGGGCGATCCGTGGTCACTGGTGGCGATTGATGAGACGGAGGGCGGGTTAAATGGCTGATGTACTGATGTTTCACGAGCTGGACGCCATTATCCGGGACGTGCTCGGTGTTACCAGACCAACCACACGCCGCAGCATGGCCCGCCGGATCGCTGGCGACATTCGCCGCAATCAGCAGAAGCGTATCGGCCGGCAGAAAAACCCGGACGGTTCGGCCTATAAAGCACGCCGGAAAAAGAAAATCGGCACGCAGGGCGGCATCCGTTTTCTGTGGAAAGGTGAAACCCGCAGCCTGCGCAACTGGCGGCACAGCCGGGGGCGATATGGCGACCGTATGATCACCGGTTTTGATGAAGAGCGCGGCGCAATCCGCTCATTTTTGCGGGAGGACATTGAGCGCTATCTCAGCGTTGACCTGCGCCGCAGCGAGAAAACCAAAACCAGGCCTGATCCTATGTTCCGCCGGCTGCGACAGGCGCGTTTTATGAAGGCGAGTGCGTATCCGGATGCGGCGGTTGTGGGCTTTTCCGGCCGTGCTGCAGCGATTGCACGCGTGCATCAGGAAGGCATGAGCGACAGGGTTTCGCACAACGCCACCGCCCGCTATCCGCAGCGTCAGCTGCTGGGGCTGACGGCGTCGGATCTGGATGCGGTGGCCGATGCCATTACCGATGCGCTTAAGGGGGCCAGGTGAATGAGTTAACCCTGGCTGAATTAAGCCGGCTGCTGATGAACATCATCCGCATCGGGACCGTCATTGAGGTGGATTTAGTTATGACCGTGGCGCGCGTACAGACGGGCGGGCTACAGACGGACTGGATCCGGTGGGGCGCTGATCGCGCCGGCGAAGCCGTAACGTGGTGGGCTCCGTCTGTAGGGGAGCAGGTTGTGATACTCGCGCCCGGAGGGGCGCTGGAAAATGCGGTGATCGCCTTCAGCCTTTACAGCGATTACGCGCTGCCGCCGGACAATGCCAGCAAAACGGAGGTGAGGCGCTATCCGGACGGGGCCAGAAAAAGCTATGACCCGGCTCAGGGATTACTGAGTCTGCTGGCAATGAAAGCGGGCCTGATTGATATGAGCGGCACGCTGACGCTCAATGTTGGCCGCCTCGTTATCAACGCGGGTGAAACCGTCATAAACGGCGAGGTCGTGCAGGGTGGCGGCCAGATGAGTTCAAACGGCGTGGTCGTCGATAAACACGGACATAAGGGCGTTAAATCCGGCACTGATATTTCTGGAGATCCGGTATGAGCACTAACTGGCAGGGCATGAGCAGTGAAGACGGCTCAGCGCTCGACGATGAAGCGCATCTGCATCAGTCGGTAAGTGACATTCTGCTGACGCCGGTGGGCTCCAGGGTGATGCGCCGCGAATACGGTTCGGAAATCTTCACGCTGATTGACCAGCCGGATAACGCGGTGACGCGGCTCAGGCTGATGTCAGCGGCGTGCATCGCGCTCTGGCGCTGGGAACCTCGCCTGACGCCGGTTTCTGTGGTCGTTAAAACCACGGCTCAGGGCGCAGTGCAGATGAACGTTAAATCACGCCGTACCGATACTTCATCAACCATTTCAACTGATATCACGCTGAAGGAAGGGCAATGAGCGGAGTCATCGACTTATCACAGCTGCCGGTGCCGCAGGTCGTTGAGGTGCCGGACTTTGAAGCGCTGCTGGCTGAGCGAAAAGCGTATTACGTTTCGCTATTTCCTGAAGCGCGACAGGCGACCATCGCACGCACGCTGGAGCTGGAATCTGAGCCGGCGCTCAAGTTGCTCCAGGAAGGATGCTATCGCGAAATCCTGCTGTGCCAGCGCATCAACGAGGCGGCAGTAGCGGGCATGGTGGCGTTTTCAACCGGTACGGATCTGGACAATCTCGCGGCCAACAACAACGTGACGCGCCTGACCATTACGGCGGCAGATACCTTATCCGTGCCCCCTACTGATGCAGTGATGGAGGATGACAGTGATCTGCGGCTGCGCGTGCCGGCGGCGTTTGAAGGCCTTTCGGTTGCCGGGCCAACTGCCGCTTATGAGGCACATGCGCGCAGCGTGGATGGCCGCGTGCTGGACGTGTCAGCGACAAGCCCCAGCCCCGCCGTAGTTGTCCTGACTGTGCTGGCGCGCGCGGGTGACGGCACACCGCCTGACGATTTACTGAGTGCAGTGAATGTTGCGCTAAACGGTGAAGCCATTCGCCCCGTTGCCGATCGCCTGTCTGTGCAGGCGGCCGTTATCAGTCAGTACCAGGTCAAAGCGAAGCTGCACCTCTTTGATAACGTAGCCGGCGCGCCCTGCCTTGAGGCCGCAAATAAGGCTATGGCTGCGTACATTACCGAACAGCGCAAGCTCGGGCGAAGCGTGCGCCGTGATTCGTATAGCGCCGTGCTGCGTGTAGCGGGTGTCGATTGGGTAGAGCTTCAGGAGCCAGCCGCGGATCTGATTTTTGACCGCACGCAGGCTGGTTACTGCACGGCGGTATCCGTTGAGATAGCGAATGATGAGGTACTGGCATGACCGTAAAAAACAGCCTGCTTCCGCCTTCCGCTACTGAGACAGAAATCCGCCTGGCTGAAGCGCGCAGCGGTCTGAGTGCGCTGGCCGTGCCGCTGCGTGATATCTGGAACCCGGACACCTGCCCGGTTTCGCTGCTGCCCTATCTTGCGTGGTCGCGTTCGGTTGATCGCTGGGATGAGAGCTGGACGGAGGCGGTTAAGCGGCAGGTGGTGAAGGATGCGTTTTACATCCATCGCCGTAAAGGAACCATCAGCGCGATCCGGCGCGTGGTGGAGCCGTTCGGCTTCCTGATCCGCGTCATTGAGTGGTGGCAGACAAATGAAGCGCCCGGTACGTTCCGGCTTGATATTGGCGTGCAGGAACAGGGCATCACAGAAGAAACGTATCAGGAGCTGGAAAGGCTTATCAGCGACGCGAAGCCATGCAGCCGGCATCTGCTGGGGATGTCAATAAATTTGCAAAGCAGCGGGAAGACCTATCTCGGTGCGTCAGCGTATGACGGTGATGACCTCGCAGTTTATCCCTACACCCCTGACATTATCTCCGTCAGCGGCCCGGCATATGCCGGCGCGGCGGTTCACGTAATCGACCTGCTGGAAGTGGGACCATGACACAGAAATTTTATGCAATTGTGACCAACCTCGGCGCGGCGAAGATTGCCAACGCCGTTTCGCTCGGCACCAAGCTGAGCATTACGCAGATGGCCGTTGGCGACGGCGGCGGCACGCTGCCAACCCCGAACGCCAGCCAGACAAAGCTGGTCAACGAGGTCCGCCGCGCGGCGCTTAACTCGCTGACTGTGGACGAGAACAACAGCAGCCAGATTATTGCCGAGCAGGTGATCCCGGAAACTGAAGGCGGGTTCTGGATCAGGGAAATGGGGCTGTTTGACGCTGACGGCACGCTGATAGCAGTCTGCAACACGGCCGAGACCTACAAGCCGCAGTTGCAGGAAGGCAGCGGCCGCACGCAGCGCCTGCGCATGATGATCATCGTCAGCAGCACGGATGCGGTAACGCTCAAGGTAGACCCGTCCGTTGTGCTGGCGACCCGGCAATATGTCGATAACGCTGTCGTTAAGGTGAAAGCTTACGCTGATGGCGTGATGGAAAAGCACGTCAAGAGCGCTAATCCGCATACTCAGTACCCTTTAATCAGCAACGCGCTGAAAGAATTGGCCGATGCGGGTTTACTGCCTGATGTTCTTAAAAACCTCGGTTTAACAGAAAAGTTTTCCGGCAGGTTTATTGACCGGAAATTATTCACCACGCCGGGCAATATCTCCTACAAGCCCACTCAGGGCACAAAGCGCATCAAGATTATCCTCACGGGCGGTGGCGGGCGTGGATACGGCTTCCTCGGGTGGGGGTCAAACTATACATCGCGTGGTGCAGGAGGCGGGGCTGGAGGGACCGTGATCGCCTGGCTCAATGTCGATGACACGAAAACGTATGCGGGGGTAGTGGGTCGGGGTGGAGATGACACAGTGACACCAACAAGCACTACTTTTAATGGCACTCTGACTGCCGGAAATGGATCTTCTCCAGCAACGGGCGGTGATGGGGGCCGGGGCGGGCTGGCTGTTGGTGGGGACCTGAATATTCAGGGCGGTGATGGCAGTGATGCGCCTGGCATTATTTCTGACACCACGAACGTCTATCGAGGCGGGTCCGGGGATGGCGGTGTCAGCTACTGGGGCGGTGGCATTCGCTCAGGGGAATCAACAAACACGCTCCGTCAGGCTGGTTACGGGTCTGGCGGTGGCGGAGCAATTCGTTCGACACCGTTTGTCGGCAATTTTGGTTGTCACGGTGTGATTTATCTTGAGGAGTACAGCTGATGAAAACGTATGCCCGCATTGAAGAACAGCGCGTCGCGGAGATCGTGTCACTGGATGTTAAGCCGGAAAAGCTCTATCACCCTTCGCTGGTTTGGGTGGATATCAGCGCGCTTGAGACGCCGCCGGACGTTAATTTTATCTATCGCGATGGCGTGTTCACGGCGCCAGTGATTGAAGCCGAGGATCTCGTTTATCTTGCGGCAAGCCGGCAGGCTGCTGAAATGGAGGAGGCCAGCCGGTTAATGGCACCCTTGCAGGATGCAGTAGATATCGGCAAAGCAACGCAGGAGGAAATCGACCGCCTCAATGAGTGGAAAGAATATCGCGTCATGCTGAACCGGATTGATACCACGAAAGCCCCGGATATTGACTGGCCTCAAAAGCCCGCCTGAGATAAAGCCCGCACAATAGCGGGCTTGTTTGTTACTGAAGTTTCTGCGGCCATAAGATGGCCGGCGCTTCCTCCACTTTCACCGTCTGCACTTCCCGCACGTATTTCATCTATGCCACGGGTCAGGCTTTACGAGGTATGAGATAACTTGACAGCCAGCCCGGTAATTCACCCCCAGTCTGGACATTATGAAATCTTATCTTTAGGCTTATTTCATCATTGATGTCAGGGAAACGATATGGATACGACGGAGCAGTTGGACGGGAAGTATTTTTTTGATGGAATGAGCGTTGATAAAGATGAGCTTTTATTCTGGCTCATACTGGATGAGTTCAGGAAGAAATTCACCGGCATTACGGATATTGTTGCTGTCGCTTCCATGATCGCCAGCGTGCCATTTGTGCCTGTCAGTGGCAAGCTGGATGCGCGCAGGGCAACGAGCGGAACCAGTCCTCTATCCCTGGCAAGCCGGATGCTTATTCGTCAGCGTTTCAAAAATCCTCATCGTACAATCACCTGGTCGAAAATGTGGCGTGGTGAGTGGGCCTACACAACCAGTATGGGTGCGTATATAGGTCGCTGGGTGCCGTGGATAGGCGCGGTCATAACCATGTATGACCTTTCGATGATTGCTCATGCCGTAGTCAGGCGTTACAGGCTGATTACCGGGGAATAGGGATAAATCCGTCATGGATAAAGCTAAACAGGTTCGCACTCTGGTTGAAAAATACTTCTGGAACATGCCCGATGATGCTTCGCTAAGTACCGGAAAAATGAGCGTATTACCGGAAGAAGCCAGCGACTTTATTAATGAATACGCAGAAAGTCTGAAAATCGATATGACCGGCTTTGACTTTAACCGTTATTTCCCCAATGAAGGTTTTCGATTTCTCCCTAATGCCTTATTACCGAGGCATTTACGCACTGAGCATCATGCGCCTGCTGAACTCACCGTTAAGATGCTCATAACTTCTGCTGAAGCGGGGCGCTGGCTATATCCCTGACGGCTTTCTCTCTTATTTCAGGATATCCGAGGGATACAGAGAACGCGGCAACGAGAGCTTACAGATAGCGTAGCGCGGCGTAAAAAAGCCCGCAGACAGCGGGCCTCTTCATCACACGTTAATCATGCTAAGCACGTCGCCGGCCGTGATGCTCCCCAGCCCTTCGCGAATGTCCTCGCTTTGTTTTTTCAGCGTGAGCGTGAACTCAATTTTTTGCGCTTTGCCGTCCTGCATAAATTCGGTACGGTTTTCGCGGATGCTGGTAATGGCAAACATGCCGTAAATCGTGCCGGTGCCCTCAATTAACGGCCATGCCTTGCCGCCGTAAGCCATAGTGCGCAGCGCGCTCAGTGAAACATCGCCGCCGGTTATTTCGGGGTATAGCGTGCCGGTAAGCGTGATCGTATCCTCTCCCGCGCCGATATACTGCCATTTTGCGGATTTTCCAACCCGGTCATTCTTAACGTGGCGGAAGTCCGTCTGCTGCTCCAGCGACTGATAAGGCGCTGTCTGGCGCATGAAAACGAACATGCCATAAATCATCATCATAATTTCACCTATTCTCTGTCGCGCAGCTGTGAGCGGCGGCGGTTATCACGTTCACGCAGCAGGCCGTCAAGCTCCCGGCGCACAGCGGATGCCAGGCTCTTTTCATCCATTTTTGCGGATTCATAAAAATTAACTGTCAGGTTGATGACATCGCCGCCGGCCGCCGCGCTGATAGCTGCCGAAGTCAAACCGTCCGCTTTTGACCGTCCTGCAGGAGTGATCGGAACCGGCATCGCGGCCGAAAGCGCCCGTGTTGGCCATGTCGCGATGCTTCGCACCATGTCGCCCACTCGCTGGGTAATTCCGGCCGTGCTCGATGCGGAGGCATTTACGACAGGTTCACGCCAGTCACCTACAACCGGCATGACCGGCGGGTGATCTTTAAAGACGATTTCGCCCAGCTTGTTGGGATCGCGTGCGGCTGCGCTGACCTCACTGGCGCTGTCGCCGGCGGATTTTTTCTTCTTCGGCGCGTTGGTGCCTTTTAAGGCGTCATAGCTGGACGCTGCGGATGCAGGGGAAGCAGGTGAGGTCGCCGGCGGCTTGGGAGGTGCATTCTGCACTGCCGCTGCAACGGTAGATGCCGGCACGGGATTCCATGCCTGTGCGACCATTTTATTCTGTTTATCATCCCAGACGTACATCACCGGGGCTTTGGGTTTGGCCGGCACAGCGGCATCCATTGCGCCAGCTACCTCTTTGGCCGCATTTGCCGCTTCCGGTATGGCACCCAGCTTTTTCAGCAGCCAGCCGATACCCTCTGCCACTTTGAGGATAACGCCGAGCACGCCGGACACGGCTGTGCCAACAACCACGCCGAACGTCTGGCCGGCCTCGGTGCATTTTTTCAGGGTTTCAGCGGAAGTGTTCACCGGTTCGAACAGGCTTTTAAACCAGTTCCACACGCCGCCTACAGCGTTGCCGATCCCGTCAAAAACCGGCATCAGACCCGCGAACGCTGCGCGAACGGGCGCAAGTCCGGACAGCAGGCCATCAAAGAACCCACCAAAAAAGGCTTTGATCGGGCCCCAGAATTTCCAGATAAGCAGGCCTGCGCCTACGATAGCCGCTGCAATTAAACCGACAGGGCTCAGCAGGAGGCTGAAACCGCCGCTCATGACGCTGATAGCGCCGCGCGCAATGGCGGCAAGCCCGGTAAAGTCGCCCGCCAGTGCGCCCAGTGCTGCACGCACAACCGTGGCAATACCGCTGAATCCACCACTGACAAGCGACATAGCGCCACGCGCCACGTTTGCCAGTCCGGAGAAGCCGCCAGTGATAAAGCCAAACGCTTTGCCCGCCACGTTCATCAGTCCGGAGAAGCCTCCCGCGCCGCTCAGCAACGTCAGGCTGAGACGAAGGGCTGCCATCGGTACGAGTACTGAACCTACGGTCAGCGCCAGCGCGCCAAGCGTGGCAAGCGTAACGCCGATGATTGCCGCTACCTTCATCAGCGCCGCCACTACTGCCGGGTTTGCTTCAGCCCAGGCGCGGAAACTCTGCGTGATACGGGTGACATAATTAATAACGCTCAGCGCCGGGCCGCGCAGCGTTTCGCCCAGGCTGCTGAAGCTGTTATTCATTGCAGCTTTGGCAATCAAATATTTAGCAGAAACAGAGTCTTTATTGATATCTGACTCCCGGCGCATGGATCCCTTCGAGGCTTCGCCGTTCACCAGTTGTAACTGGCGGTAGAGCTCGGGCAGGTTATTGGCTAATTTGGCTGCGTCGTCACCAAATTCTTTGCCAAAAATCTGCGTGAGTACTGACGTTTGTTTATCCGGGCTGAGCTTCTTGGCGGCTTCCAGAACAGTAATGATCGTCCCCATTGCGTCTACTGGCATAGCTTTCTGAATTTTTTCAGCGCTGAGGCCGATAGTATTTAGGCCGTCAAAAAAATTGTTGCTTTGCGTAGTCGCTATAGAGAGTTCGCGCACCATCGCATTTGTGGCGCTGGCGGCGATTTCCGGAGCTGCGCCAAGAGTCAGGAAGGTCGAACCCAGCGCGGCAGCCTTCCGGTAATCCAGCTTATCAGCAACCCCACCTACACGCTGAAGCACGTCGATAATGTCAGCGCCCTTTGATTTCGCGTTATCGTCCAGGTAATTCAGGGCATCGCCCAGCTGCTCAATATTCTGCGTAGGAACTTTATACAGGCCGGCTATTTTGCCGAGACTCTCCGCCAGTTCGCCCGCCGGCAGGTCAAAGGACGTGGCGGCCATGGCGGCGGTATTCGCAAAGCTCATCAGGTCAGCTTTCTGCTTCGCCCACGGATCGTCACCGTTAGAAACGCCCATGCGTGCGCCGCCGGCAACGAGTGCGGCGTAGTCCTGCGCGCCGTTTTCCAGCGGCAGCGTCTCACTCGCCGCTTTAATGGATTTTTGCAGGTCGTAATATTCTGCTGTGCGCTTGCCGTTGGCGTCACGGAGGTCGTTAACCTGCTTGGCTACGTCCTTCATGGCATCTTCCATGCTGGCATAGCTGATCAGTGACTTGGCTACAGGAGCTACGGTCACGGCGCCGGCGGCGATAGCTTTCATGCCGCCGCCGGTCAGGCTGTCGCGGCGCTCTTTTGCACGGTCGTAATTAGCCTGGGCGCGGCTGACGGCCGCCAGACGGCGCTGTTGTTCGGAAAGCTGGCGGTTGTATTCATCGGTGCGCCGGCTGATCTGCTCCGTGGCGCTGGCACCTGTTTTCAGTACGACGCCGTGACGCAGCATGGAGGAACTAAGCGCGCCAAGCTTGGCCTGCTCTTCATTTTGCGCGCGCGTGAGCTGTCGGATAGTTTCTGACTGCTGTTTAAGCGCCGCGGTCTGCTCATCGGTGCGCTGCTTGGCCGGGCCAAAGCTGTCACGCAGCTCTTTGGCTCTGGCTTTGGCTTCCCCTAATTGCTGAGTGGTTTTGCTGGCAGCGCGCGCGAGGCGGTCGAAACTCGATGCATTGCGCTCCATGCCTTTAAGGGAGGATTGTGTGTCACGGATTTGAGAGGCCAGCGCCGCAGCGCTTTTCTGTGCGGCGCTGGCGGGGCTGGTGAGCTTGTTTACCGCGTCAAAAGCGACGCGGATATTGAGATTGCGATCTGTCATTCTTCGCTTCCGCTACGGGCTACCGCGCGGGAATGCCAGTCCAGCAATTCATTCACCGGCATGGCATCAAACGCGGACGGCTGCCAGTGAAAGATAACGGCGATATCTGCGATCAGCTCATCGGTCAGTACCGCCGGACACGGGATTACGCGCCTTCCGCTTCGGTCGTGCTGGTCTCGGAGGATGGTGCCAAAAAATCGGCAACCTCTTTGGACAGTTCCGCGAAATCACGCACATCGAGCTGTGACACTTCCACTTCAGTCAGCGCCGGGCTGGTAACGCGCGGCAGCAGCTTAATCAGTGAATCAACGTCGCTGGTCATTACGTCATACAGCTTCAGTCCGCGCAGTGAGCCGGTCTGCTGCATGGCTTCGGTTACCGTGACCTCTTTTACTTCGCTGTTTTTACGAATGATTGGTTTTACCAGGGTGACAGGTTTACGCATTTCAGTTTTCCAATATAACCGGCGGCGGCCGCCGGTGAGTTAAGTTCAGAAAGAGGTTGTTACAGCCCGATATTGGCGCGGTGTTTCTCCAGAATATCCACACCGTCAACTTTCCAGATCATGTTGAGCAGGTCGATTTCAAACAGCTCATTCCCATCAACGGTGATCTTGCAGTAGGTATTTTTCAGCGTGTATTTGTGCTGAGTATTGTCCCCCTGTTTGGCTGTCCCCCAGTCCATTTCGGTGATACGTCCGCGCGTCTGAATCTCGCAGGCAATAGCCTCGCCGGTGGCGTCGTCAGAGTAAGAGCCAGCAAAGCGCAACTGCGTACCGTCGATGTTCGCACCGTAGGTTTTGAGCATTTCCACGGACAGACCGCCCATGGTCATTTCCATATCCAGCGCGCCGGCTTCAAAGCCCATGTGTACCGCTGCTGCGCCTACCATGCCCGCGCCCTGATAATCTTCGGTTTTGCGCGTCAGCTTGGGAGTGGTGATCTCTTCCGCCTGGCCGAGAAAACTTGCGCCGTTCAGGAAGGTGTTAAACAAAAATAATTTCTTAGGTAATGACATACGTTCCCCCGTTACGCAGAGAGCTGATCGAATACGGCAAAGTATTCGTCAGTAAATTCTTGAATCAGTCCCAGTTGCTCCAGCGGCGGGACCGGCGTGTATTTGTAGCGGATGGTTGCCTTGCCATCGCGCAGATCGGATGTGCCGTTGTCGTTTTTGTCATACCAGCAGCTGAAGCCGAGCAGGCGACCGGCCGTTACCAGTGCAGAACCTTTCTGATTGATGCCATCCACAATGTCTTTAACCAGAGTCGGCGTCAGCGGCTTATCGATATAGCTGAAATGCGCCTCCGCGATCATGTCCGCCAGAATCTGCGCGGTGCGGGTGTAGCTTTCAAAGGTGTAAATTTCCGCATCACAGGTACGTGAGCCCCAGAAGCGGAAGCCGTCGCGCTTAATTAGCGTGGTAATCCCCTTACTGTTGAGCTCGTCGGCATCGGTATCGGTGCCCTGAAGTGACCAGTAAACATCTGCGGAAATCCCCAGCACGTTATTGACCACCACGTTAGATAGCGTTTTATGCCATCCCTGATCGGCGTCGATTTTTGCGCGCAGGCCCACGGCATAAGCGGTGGCCGGGATGGTTTCATTTTTGGCCGTGGCAGAGTTATAGGCGATAAATTCCGGCCAGATAACCATCAGTTCACGCTGTGCAAATGTCTCGCGGTAGGTTTTAGCCTCAGCGATGGTTTTACAGCCGTAAGCGCTGACATAAGCGAAGGCGCGCAGCTTTTCGGCAATAACGCCAAGCTGAGCTGCGACAGCTTCTGAATCCAGCCCCGGAACGGCCAGCACGCGCGGTGTTTCACCCACGCTTGCCGGTGCTGAAAGCAGCGCAAACAGACCGGTGTAGCGACCTTCGGCGTTTACTCCGCCGATGATCAGCTGTTCCTGCGTCGGTTTGTTCTCTCCATCGGCAGAAACATAGGTTGATGCATCCGGTACGCGGATAACGATTACCTTTGGGCTGGCCTGGTCTGAAATGGCTTTTAGCGTGGTGTAAAGGGTGCCTTTTTGACCGGCTTTTCCCAGCACGCTGTTAACGCGGGTTATCAGCACCGGCGTATTTAACGGGAATGTTGCGGAATCGGCATCGTCCGCGATACAGACCACACCAATAGTTGATGTGTCGATATCGCGAATAAGCGTGCTGAGATCGGTCGTCTCCTTCGTCCTCACGCCGTGGTGATAAGTGTCGCTCATGGTCATTTTGCCTCTCGTTGATGAGTGACCCATCATCACCAGTTACCTTCTTCAGTTCACGCGCAGGCGGTTGTCACAGGCGGCTTACAACTGCTTTCGGCTGGCGTAACTCTCGCGCACGCGGGAGGATGCGACAGGGGGAAATTATGCTGAACATTCTTGATAACGATTTAACGCCTCGCCCGGCATTCCGACTGACAATCGACGGAAGCACGTCTGCCAGTCTTGATGCGCGCCTGATGTCGCTGACGCACACGGACAATCGCGGCTTTGAGGCTGACCGTGTGGAACTGACGATCGATGATTCAGACGGACTGGTATCTATGCCGGCTCGCGGCGCGAAAATCAGCGTAGCTTTCGGCTGGCAGGGCGAAGCGCTGGTCAGTAAAGGGCTCTTTGTCGTGGATGAGATAACCCATCAGGGGCCGCCGGACAGGCTGGTTATTACAGGGCGCAGTGCTGATTTCCGGGATGATTTCAACGTAAAGCGCGAGTACAGCTGGCATAACGTTACTGTGGGTGACGTTGTATCAGCAATTGCCGGCCGTTACAGGCTCAAACCGGCAGTCAGTGTGTCGCTGAAGGATATCGGCATCGACCATGCAGACCAGACCAGTGAATCTGACATCAGTTTTCTGACGCGCATGGCGCGCATGCTGGGTGCGGTCACAACCGTAAAAAATGGCTGCCTGCTATTTATCGTACCGGGCAGGGGGGTATCGGCAAGCGGTCGGGTGCTGCCGGCGGTGACCATTACGCGCGCCAGCGGCGACAGTCATTCGTTCCGGGTGGCTGATCGCGATGCTTATACCGGTGTGCAGGCATACTGGCTTGATCTTAATTTTGGCAAGAAAAAGCCCACCACGGTCAAGCGCCGGCGTAAAAAGAAGGTTGAAACCGCACCGGCCTCAAGCAAAAAAGAGGGTGATTACGTTGAGGGCGCTGAAGGCAACGTATTTGTAATGCGGCAGACGTTTAAAACTGAACGGGCGGCAAGGCGGGCGGCGGCGGCAAAATGGAGTGAGCTACAGCGTGGGGCTGCGGAATTTACTATCACCCTGGCACGCGGCAGGGCTGATTTATTTCCTGAGCTGCATGCTAACGTGTCAGGTTTCAAGCCAACCATTGATGCTGCGGACTGGGTGATCAGACGAGTGAATAACACGATTGATGAAAACGGATTCATCACCGGGCTGGAACTGGAAGTGCGCATCACAGACTGGGATGCGGAAGAAAATAGTGATGATGAATAGATTATAAATCAGACATCTCTTAAACTATTCGGCGAGTTTAATCAGAAGTGGTGAGGTCTTATGTTCACCTGCCCAAAGTGTAACGCCGCCGCAAGAACCCGTACCAGCCTGATGCTCAGCAAAGAAACTCGTCGCAGCTATCACCAGTGCACGAACATGCTGTGTGGCCAGTCATTTACTACTCTTGAATCAATCGAAAAATATCTTAATAACGTCGTCCCTACTGCAAATGCTTGCATCATACCCAAAGGGGCTTTGCCTAAGTCTAACTATGGCGAGTGTCAGCTTAATCTATTGATTTAGATAGATAATATTTTGATTGGATTGTGTAGGGGAAATAGTTATTCATTATACTTGAAAAGAGGCTAATCTTAGTTCATTCTTAACTCAAAATTACCTTATTTTGAGTTAAGCGATTATGAAAATTAAGAATCCCCCAGAACTTTTGAATGCAAAACAATTGATGAAGGTAATTGATAAATCGGGTGATCATATACTGAAATATTTTGAGTTCATGAAGCCAGTAGATGAACAAGGACGCTATTTGCATTGGGATTCTTTGAGACACAGAATCCCAAAGGAGCTTCACTCTGAAGCAGTTTGGTCAATGGTAAAGAATGCTCGGAACTCAGGTAGTAGGAGCTTACCCTTCAAGGATACTGCGGGAAAGCTTGCAAAGCTTTATGTTACAGACTTTATGCAAAAAATATGTTCTCAGGTTGACAGGTTAACATCTTCTGCTGCGGAAAATGAATTATTGCAAGGATTAGACGGTAGAAGTTATTACATTAAAGAGTTGATAGGAGAAGAATCTATTTCTTCAAGCCAGCTTGAGGGGGCTGCAACTACTACTAGAGTCGCACAAGAAATGCTTCAGATTCAGAGAGCACCAAGAAATGTTGGTGAGCGTATGATTATGGGCAATTACAGAATGATGCAGTTTGTTCTTGAAAATGCACAGCAGAAATTAACGCCCTCATTGATAAAAGAAATTCAGTCGGTTGGAGTATCGAATATAGATGATGAAAATTACAAGCCCGGTATATTTAGGGACCATAATAATGTCGTCGTTGAAGATACTACTACAGGTGAAATTGTACATCAGCCCCCTTGCCACACAGAGCTTGATGAATATATTAATAGTTTATGCGATTGGGCTAATGAGCCTCATGAGCAAAATGTAACAGGTTCCTATATTCATCCATTGTTAAAGGCTTGCATCTTACATTTCATGATAGGGTATATTCATCCCTTTTTAGATGGAAATGGAAGAACAGCAAGAGCACTTTTCTACTGGTATATGCTGAAGTGCGGATATACAGCGTTTAGATATGTTTCAATAAGCAAGCTACTTAAGGAGGCACCGGTTGCCTATGTTAAATCATATATTTATACGGAAACTGATGATTTTGACTTAACTTACTTTGTTACACATCAATGCGAAATTGTTTCAAGGGCAGTTGAGGGATATGTTAAACATATAAAGGATTTATTAAAAACTAAATATGAATTAGAGGAGTGGCTCTGGGGTAATAATTTAGTCAATGAGTTAAATTCAAGGCAAAAGCAAATTATGAGTGTTGCGATATCTAACCCGGGCAAGATTTTTTCAATATCTGAGGCAATGGAAAATCTCAATATTTCTTATAATACAGCAAGGACCGATTTACAGAAGTTAGCAAAGTTAGGCTTCATGAGGGGGCATAAAGAAGGCAGAGAAACCCTATTCATCGCACCCAAAAATTTAATACAAGCTAAGAAGTGGAATGATTTAAAGGGAGACCTTCCTAAGACAACAGCTTGGTAATACTCTCCCTCAACGAATTGAGGGAGAGATACAAGATGTGGTCAATAGGTGGACATTTAATGAAATAATTCCTTTTATTTCAAAGTGATATTTGAGATAAGCTAACACCATCCCTGTCTTCCCCGCCATGATGGCGGGGTTTTTTTTGCCCTGAATTCGCAGGCAAATTGCATCCGTTTCGCTATCCTGTCACGCAGTCTGCACGGGACGGTGATAAACTTGAGCCATTTTCCACTGCATGGCGTGCTGCAGCGCCTGACGAGGCAAGGCATGGAACCTTCCTACGCAAAACTGG